CAATCATACGATACCGCTTTCAGTAAAAATGATCGTGCTGACTATAGTGCTATTACTACTTGGGGGATATTTACTCCAGTAGAGGGTGAGGGTGATGCTATCATGTTACTTGATGCTGAAAAGGGCAGATGGGATTTTCCAGAATTAAAATTAAAGGCTCAAGAATTGAACGAAGCCTATGATCCTGACATGATTTTAATAGAGCAAAAAGCTAGTGGTACGCCTTTAACACAAGAGCTAAGACGTATGGGTATTCCCGTTACACCCTTTACACCGAGCAAAGGTGCTGATAAGTTTGCAAGAATGAATGCTTGTGCGCCTGTCTTTGAAAGTGGTATGGTTTGGAGACCAGACGCTAATTTTGCAGAGGAAGTTGTTGAAGAATGTGCTAGTTTTCCACATGGCGACCATGATGACTTGGCAGATTCGATGACACAGGCTATACTAAGATTCAGACAAGGTGGTTTTATATCCACACCTGACGATGAAGAATTTGAACCAGGATATAGAAGAAAAATGGAGTATTACTGATGGCTGGAAAAATGGGTAAAGCAGAAAAATTATTATTAAAAGGTTTAACAGATTTACAAGAAAAAAGTAAAAAAGCTGCGGGTAAAGATTTTAAACCAAAAAAAATTAGAATGAATGAAATGATGGATGAAATATCAAAAGTAATGGCTAATCCTAACTATAAAGTAAAAGCTAAAGGTGGAGCTGTAACACCTATGGAAATGGGTGGCGAAGTTATGGACACAACCAAGTCTATGCCTGTTGGTATGATGGAAGGTGGTAAAGTCAAGCCTATGAAGATGAAAATGGGTGGTGTTATTCCAGGCAGAGGCGGTATGTTTAAAGGAGTAAGATAAATGTCATTCGATCCTAACAGTCCAGCAAATAGGGCAAAATTTTTAAGAGATAATCCAAATATGACTGATAAGGATTATAATAGAATATTTGAGATAAAGAAAAAACAACCTTCTTTTGCACCAACAGACGCAAACAGAAAAAAATTTCTTCAAGACAATCCAAATATGAAAAATAAAGATTTTGATAAATTGTTTAAGGCAAAAGGTGGTGTGATTAAAATGAATATGGGAGGTGTTGTTCCTGGTCGTGGTGGTAGTTTTAAGGGAGTTAGATAGTGTCAGACGAAGCCGATAGAATTAGAACTTACCAAGAATTAGCTAGGCGTGGTCAAGCTGTTCCTGGTAAGAACTTTGGAACTGGCGTGACACCGAAGACAAAAAGACTAGAGCCAAAGGTTAAAGTAATCGATACAACCAAAATGAAGCAAATTAAGTTACTGAAATATGGTGGTAATGTGAGTAAAAAGAAAGATCCAAACGCTGCTGCAAAAGGTGTAGCCAAAGTCATTCAGCAAATTCAAAGTGGAAAGACTGGTATATCCACTGTTGATAAGCAGAAAAAAGCTGACGCTATTATGATGGCAAAATTAAAGCGTGGTAGTAAAGCTCCAAGAGTTAGAGTCAAAGCAGAAACTTTTGATATTACTCCAAAAAAAGGTGGAGCATTTGACGTTAACAAAAACACTATAGCAATGAAAAATGGTGGCGAAGTTATAGATATGACTAGATCAATTATGATTAACCCAAAGACAGGAGAGTAATGTGACAAAAAGAGTTATGCGCTCAAGATCAGTTAATAAAAAGTTTGCAGATGCTTTTGGCATGGAAGATTTAAGTCCTAGTGAATTAAGATCTGAAATGAAAAGATTAGGTTATTCTCCTAATACGGGTTTATTTAAAAAATTGTTAAAATCAAGAGGAAAATCAAATTTTAAAGATGGTGGTCTTGCAATGGCAATTGAAAAAGTAAAAGCAAAAGAAATGAAAGACGGTGGAGTTGCAACGCCAAAGAAAAAGCCTAAGAACTTTACAAAGACAGTAGAAAAGCAAAAGAGAGATAAAGCCATAGCAAGTGGTCAACTTAATATTGGTGACTTCAATGAAATGACTCCATCAATGATGGAAGACTTTTATAAAGACGCAAGTAAAGTTAAAAAGATGAAATTTGGTGGTAAAGCTGTGCCATCAAAGTTCAAAGGCTTTTCAAAGCTACCTGAAGGAGTTCAGCAAAAGATTGACCCTAAGTTAGCATCTAAATATGAAGTTGGTGGTGAGGCTACGCCAATTATGAAAGGCAAAAGAATAAGTGAAAGTAAGAAAAAACAACTTCTTCGCAGAGAAAAAGAAGAAATGAAAAAAGATATACCTGTTAAAAAAATGAAGATGGGTGGCAAAGTTGAAGAATACGGTGGTGGCGGTAAAGTCAAAGGTGGCAAGATGTCATGTCGTGGCATGGGTGCAGCAATAAAAGGTGGCGGCTTTTCTATTAGATAGGATTTAAAATGGCAATTGAGAACATAAATGGTATAGCAGACGCTGTAACACCAAAATTACAAGATAACATGATCGCATTACCTCCAGAAGCTATGCTTGAAGGCATCACAGAGATGGATGACGGTTCTGCTATTATTGGTGAAATGGAAATGGAATCTGAAGTTCCTATTGCTATTCCTTTTGATGCAAACCTAGCAGAACACATTGATGAAGACGTTTTATCAGAAATATCTAGTGAATTAACTGGTAATATTGAAGACGATACAAATTCAAGAAGCGATTGGGAAGAACAATACAAGGGTGGTCTTGAATTACTTGGTATGACATATGAAGATAGATCAGAACCATTTGAAGGTGCTTCTGGTATTGTTCATCCATTACTTGCTGAGTCAGTTACACAGTTTCAGGCTCAAGCGTATCGTGAAATGCTACCCGCTGGAGGACCAGTAAAGACTGCAATTATTGGAGCAGAAACTCCAGAAGTAACAGCTCAAGCAGAGCGTGTTAAAAATTATATGAATTATCAAATAGGCTATGAGATGGAAGAATATGATCCTGAGATGGATCAAATGTTATTTTATCTTCCAATCGTAGGTTCAGCGTTTAAAAAAGTTTACTTCGATCCAACAATGCAAAGAGCAGTCAGTAAATTTGTTCATTCAGAGGACTTAATTGTTCCATATAGTGCAACAGATTTAGCAACTGCAACAAGAATAACTCATTGCATCAGAATGGATAAAAATGAGATTAAAAAATTACAATTATCAGGATTTTATAAAGACATAGACCTTCCTAGTTCTGGAGCTGATTCAGACGGTATGAACGATGTGAAGGATACAATCAATGAGATAGAAGGCATTACAAGTAACTCTTCACAAAATGAAGAGATTATGGTTTACGAGGTTCACACAAACTTGGATATTGAAGGTTTTGAAGATATTGGAGCTGATGGTGAACCAACAGGATTGAAGATGCCCTATATCGTCACAATTATGGAGGACACAGGGGATGTCTTATCAATCAAACGGAATTTCAATGAGAGCGATCCGCTCCGTAGGAAAGTGCCTTACTTTGTGCATTATAAGTTCCTACCTGGTCTTGGCTTTTATGGTTTTGGTCTCACTCACACTATAGGTGGTCTTTCAAGGGCTTCTACGTCTATTCTAAGACAGTTAATAGACGCAGGCACACTATCTAACCTACCAGCAGGTTTTAAGGCTAGAGGAGCTAGAATAAGAGATGACGAGACACCTCTTAGCCCTGGTGAATTTAGAGATGTAGATATGGTTGGTGGAGATTTAAGATCAGCCATAATGCCATTACCATTTAAAGAGCCTTCACAAACATTATATTCTCTTATGGGAACATTAATAGATTCTGGCAGACGTTTTGCATCTATGGCTGACATGAAAGTTGGCGAGATGAATGGCAACGCTCCTGTTGGAACAACTATGGCTATTATGGAGCGTGGCACGAAAGTTATGTCTGCCATTCATAAACGTCTTCATTACTCACAAAAGATTGAATTTAAATTATTGGCTCGTGTGTTTGCTATGGATGTGCCTATGTATCCATATCAAGTTCCAGGAGCGCCACCAGAAATAAAACAAACTGATTTTGACGACAGAATAGATATACTGCCTGTTTCTGATCCAAACATATTTTCTATGTCACAGCGTATTGCTTTGGCTCAAACACAATTACAGTTAG